TCCCCAAACTGCACTCTTACAACTCTTACTGAGGAGTAATCTGATCTAAGTACTCGTACCCTGTAAAGGTAAACGGAGCCTCTGTTTCAAGAGGTTTCTGAGCCTCCCAATCAAAGAGAGTAAGATCATCCATCTGTACTCCTGTGATAGATACACGCTCTGCACCGTAAGCATCTGGATCCGCTAACTTACTGATAAGCGTAAAGCGTACATCCTGCTTATTTCTAACCATGTTAGCCACCTTAATAGCCATTCTGGAATTTACCTTGTGCATAGTAAGAGATCCTGTACCCTTACATCCGACAACCTTGTTATCAGTGAAGAAAGTACCGCACTGTTTAATCTCCTCTTTTGTAAACTCTACCTTTGCCTGTGCCTTATAGCACTCTCCTACATAATCTCCGTCTAACCAGAGCTCTCCAAAGGTACCGTTACAAATTCGCTTTGTTTCTACTGCCATCTGTAATTACCTCCTTAATCCTTATTGATGAAAATATCTACATCCTCGATAGCATCTAAGATAGAGATAGTACCCTTAAGGAATACATGAGAGCCTGTATTAGCCTCCTTAATAGCCTGCTCATCCATCTCAGAGGTATCTACTCCGATACTCTCTAAGTACTGTTTCTGCTTAGCTACATTGATCTCCATAGTAGAGCTATCAGCCTTAAGCCAGCCCTTACCGCCCTCTGTAGCCTCCAGCCCTCTAAGGTAGCCCTTGATAGCTGTAATCAGTAAGCACTTATTATCATAAGAGTTACTGTAGTTACCGATGTAGCTCTTGTTAATAGTGCTGTAAATATCTCCCTCAATCTGATCCTGTATAGCATTGATCTTGATTTTCTGGAGATCCGCTGTTTCTACCTCTGTAACTGTAGTGAGGGAGTTTACACCTCTTGCAATTACAACACGCTCTCCATCGTTATAGAGAGTGAGCTTACCAGCATCAATAGCGGTATCTACTTCCTCATCACTATCTACCAGAGGGATAGCTGTTACCTCAGTAAGAGGTTTATAGGTAGCGGATACTCTGAGATCTAAGCCAGCTAACAAGCCAGCAATTCTACTACAGTACTCCGCCTCTGTGTACTGCTTTTCTCCTACCTCGATCTTATCTGTAGCGGAGCTGTTTACTACCTCAAAGTTAATAACGCCCCTGCTATCTCCAGCGGTCTTAGGGAGTACTGCTACAGGTCTGCGTACAGAGTTCTTTCTAATACCCTTAACCCATGTAGCCAGCTTAGTAGCCTCCTCTGTGATAAGATCCGGAGCTCCTACAATATAATTTACTTTCTGTGTAGCAAAATACTTTGTAGCCTCATCATAACTCTCCGCTGTTTTATCCATCGTGTAGATAATTACCTTAGATGGAGAGCCGATAAACGCCCTCTCAATATAAGCGGTATTTTCTGCACTAAAAGCACTATCTCCAGTAGGGATCTCATCCACGCTACGGAGCACCATAGCCCCCTTGTTTTTGGCATCCTTAAGCATAATACCTACAATGCCTGTAGATCCGTTCTGGATAGCTGTTACCGCCTTTTTGGAAAACTCAATAATAATATCTGGTAATCCCATTGTGTATTAACCTCCTATCCGTTTGTTACTGTCTTTGTTTCAATATCCACATCTCCGATAAGCTCATAGTTATCCTCTACAGGTACATCCTCTGTAAAGTTGAGAGTGATCTTTACATATAAAGCCCCCTCACTAACCCTCACATCATCGGAGTAGTTCTCTATCTTTGCATATCTGGGCTTTTCCTTTACTCCAGCTAAAGGGATCACAGGTACAACCCTCTTAAGGAGGAAAAGCCTTTTAAGCTCCTCCTTTACCTCATAGAGCTTTTCTGCTACCACTTGATTAGCCTCGTTTCTTTTCGCAAAGTAAACGATCTGGAATATCGGATCATCCTCATACACATTGATATTTTTTAGCTCGCTACTGCCTGTAGCCAGCGTTACATAAAAGCTGTTACGCTCAAAATTGTTAGGAACCTCCTCTATATGCACTGGCACCCCAGAATAAGCGGAGGCAATAACCCTACACACGCTATTAAGCAATCTCATAAGCTACCTCCCTCTATCTCTCTGCCTATTTGCTGTAAAAAGCTCTCTACCAGCCTGTTAAGTCTGGGCTTAGCATCCTGCATACCTTTTTCCATAAAAAAAGAGCCATTTACATAGCTCTCTTTTAACATGATCCCTTTTTGGTTTCTGTTCTTAAGGTATTTAGCTTTTCCGCCTACACTCAGCTTATCCGCTGGTAAAAATCTCTTATGCTGTACATGACCATCATTTACATACAGAGCATACTCTACATCAGTTCCCACCTCTACAAAATCGTGAGGTATCCCCTCTCCGAAAATGGTAATACTATCTACTAACCGTGAGGTATCTACTGGCACATGAGGTATAACCTCGCCATGATAGATATTAGCCATCCTCTGGAGGAGGATCTTTTTCTTATCCGCCCATTTATCCACAAACTTACTAAAATTCTCTACAAAATCATCCCAGCCCTCGATAGTAAAGCCCTCCACTATACCTCCTCCTCACTGAGGAGCGATACAATGAGCTGAGTACGCTTTTTATAAGGCTTATCTGCAATAGCCTTAAACTCCGTACTCATAATAGGCTTATCATACTCATCCAGCTCATAGATATATAAAATATCTCCCCTTTTGATAGGAGCCTCTGGATCCGTGTAGAGTGTAAGATCTGTGGTATTCTTTTTTTGTGGCTGGAGCTGTGCTGTGGTAGTACTATCCTCTGCGGTATGGCACTCATAAGTACCAACCTCTACAAGAGTTTTATTAGGGCGGTTAAACTCTCCTAAAGTTGAGGAGTATCTTTTTACTACCACTTGCTTATCATAGAGAAATTGCATACCTTAGCCCTCCTTATATCCGCCTACTGGATCATCCAGAGTATAGGATCTAGGGAATAGCTGTCGGTATGGATACAGCTTTTTTTCTACTGATACAGGTAATGGATCATCAAAGGTTACACTCTCATCCGCTAAGGTATAAGAGCTCTCTCCCTCAGCTCCCAGCTTTCTAAAACGCTGGATAGCTAAATCCTCCTGCACATTCTTAAGCTGTTTAGGGAATACATCCGTATACCCTGTTATAATGCCCTCATCGTTAGTAAGAGCCTCTACAAAGGTATCTCTGCAAAATGCCTCTATATCCTCTCTTGCTTTCTCTAAGAGCACTGTTAATAGCCCCAGCTTTTTTGTGTTATCCTCCGATATTCCACAGAGGATCCTACAACGCTCTAAGCTATCCATAGGAGATCCCTCCTTATTCCTCTACTAACTGTACTCCATCAATCTTAGCCAGCTCTTTAGCTACTGCCAGATCCTTAGTTTCTGCCTTTCCATCCATAAACTGGATATTAAGGGCTGTACAAGTCAAAAATTTATTCTGAGAAACAAACTTGTATACCTTAGATGTTTCTGTTTTTGCTGTAGTTGCCATAACTATCTACCTCCTGCTTATTTTGAAATGTTAATGATCTTAGCTCCAGCATAGCTATTAAGGAGCTTAATTGTACTCTCATTGATGATATGACCTTTTTCGTAATCTCCGCCCTTAGGAAGATCCTCATAGAAAGTAGGTCTAAGCTCTGCAATCTGTACCTGCTCCAGATCCACAGCTAAGAGGGCATCTGCTTTTACATGACGGTTAAGCACCATGTTAAGCACACCAAAATCACTCTCAAAACGATTGTAAGTAACACCAAAGGATTTACCTACGCCCTCATCTCCCTTAACAAAACGAACATTATCGCCACTCTTAGCTAACTTGTTAATGAGTCGTTTTACAGTAGCATTAACAAAAGTGAAATACTCTCCTTTTGCTCCATGATCCCACATTTTCTGTAAAGCATCTAAGAGGAGATCCTCAGTAAGTCCTGTATCAGTAGCATCAATTACATTCTCAGAATTTACTAAGTTAAGTAATCCGTTCATCTGTCTAGGTGTGCTGTCCTGCTCCTGTGTCTTTGTACCGTTAATGAAATACCACTCCATATCTCTCTTAGTTTCCTTTAAGCGATCCTCAACCTCAGCCGAAAAGCTATTACCAATTCCCAGAGGATTAAGAGCCTGTGCTGTACCAGATACCTGTGTTACCTTTTCGATGATCTGACAAACATTAGAGAGTGATCCTCTTGTAGAAGTGATTACTTCTCCTGCCTCTGCACCCTCTAACTTAAGAGTACCTTTTTCCTCATTGAGTTTACGCTCCCTCCATGTTACTGTAATATCCTTTGCTGGTACTACAGCTCCTCTACCTAAAATAAGAGTAGAGAGTGGAGTATCTGTAGGAGATGTAACTGCAATCTGCTCACTAAGATCTAATACCTCTCCATCAAGAAACTTTTTTCTTTTTACCATTTCTGCCATCGTTATTTACCTCCTATTTTCTTAATCTGTTTCTTCTGTGGCATAAAATTTTGCATCAAGCATACCCCTAACATCTCCAGCCTTTTTAGCTGTGATATAGGCATCCTTTTCTGTGCTCTTTGTACTTGTACCTGTAGTAGGTGTAGTACCTTTGAGAAACTCAGCTTTAGCCTTTGTAACCTCTTTAGCCACCTCTGCATCAAAGAGCTTTTTCATTCTCTTTACTCTCTCAGTGAGCTTAGCTTTACGCTCATCCTCATCTGTGATAGTTGCTAAGTCCTCTACAGCGATTAAGTTACGGAAACCAGCATCCAGCCCCATCTCCTGTACTGCATCTACTACATCCAGCTTTAAGCCTTTAATAGTAAGATCCAGATCTCTCTTAGCCTGTGCCTGTAAGCGTTCCTGCTCCTCCGCCTGTCTACGCTCATCCTCTGTCATTTTTTCCTTAGCCTGCTTATCCGCCCACTCTTTTTCCTTTTTCTTGATAGCATCCGTTACTCTCTTGTCTGCCATCTTTTCATACTCTTTCTGGAGTTCTGCTCTGATCTCCTCCTCTGTCTTTACCTTAGGAGTGTTATCTGCACCTGCTCCAGTAGTGTTAGCGTTAGCTGTGGTATCAGTCTGGGTACCGTTACCCTGCTCCTGTGTTTGTGTAGCTGTGTTTGTGTTTACATCTGCCATAGTTGTTATCCTCCTTAAAATGAGTTATATAGTGCTGATCCCTCGTAAGTTATCTGCAAAATATCCCTACTGTTTCTACATAAGTTAGGGTAAATATCTGGAGAAAATATGTATTTACTATGTAATCTTTTTTCAGTTTCTTTAGATTTTTATTTCAGAGCAAAAAAAAAGAGGCTAACAAGTTTTTACACCTGTTAGCCTCTCCTGTGAGTTAATCCCACATATCATCCTCTGGTAAATCCTCTAGCACTTTATAAAAGTTAGGGATTTCCGCTATCTTCTTACCCTCTTTAATCTGAGTAAGTACCTCTATCTTTTCATCTAAGAGCTCATCACTATCCAGATTAAAATATTTCATCTCTGGAATACCGATAGCATAAGATAAAAGATCCATGATCTGTATTTTCTTCTCCTCCATTACTTAGGCACCTCCTTTAACATAGCCTCCACACATCCTCTCAATGCTGTTACAATCTCTGGATAATCCTCAGCTAAAATATCTATAAGCTCTGGATGTCCTACGCAAAGAGAGGCATAATTAGCTAAACTCTCTGAGCAATTAGGATTAGTCCTACGCCTATCTGTATAATAAGCGGATCCATGACCGTATGTAACCTGTCCTGTATCCCTAAAAGTTCCCTTACTTACTGCATCGTAAATATCCTGTAATCCAGATACTCCGCCTCCAAAAAGAGCTCTACGCTCATTATCCGCCTCCTCATTAACCTCTTTTTGTAACTTCTTAAAAAGGCTGTTGTATTTTTTCCAGTCAATCTCTCCAGATCTATACTGCTCCTTAAGTTTCTCGTGCTTTGTATCAAAGGTTTCTTGTTGCTTTTTATATATTATATCACACTCTTTAGCAAAATCCTCAAATAGCTTTTTAGCCCTCTCTCCGATAACTGGAGTAGCCTTATCAAACGCCTCTATAAGAGGTTTATAAGATTGTGAGAACATTTTACTTGGTAACTTATCCTTATTATCCTTAACAGTTATCAGCATATCTAAAAAGTGCATCTCCTCATGGAGGTTAGTATCATAGGTGCCGATATAATTAGGGTTTATTTTAGGGATACCCACATCAAAAACATATTCAAAATTTCTATTCCATGATCTCTTAACCCTGTGCTCTCCGTGTGTTACCTTTAATACTACCTCATCGGATAGCCCATCACACAATTTATCCATCTTAGTATATAGTGCTACCACATTAGGATCTACGGATGTTTTAGAGTTCATATAATCTAATAGAGCTTGTGTACTTTTAGCCTCTGGCTTAGTTGCATAAAAAACTTGTGGGTAATCTGTGAGCTTAATCTGCTCTGGTACAGGAGTAGGATTTTCTTTAAGCTCTTTCTCTACTGTCTTTGTACTAACTTTTTCTACAGGTTTTACCTCCTCCTGCTTTTTAGCCTCTGCCTCTCTCCACTTCTCATAGTTCTCAGCACCTCTAACGGATCCTGTAAGCTCATTAAGCTCATTATCCTCAAAGGTATCACTTACTACAGGAATATATACGCATCTACAGTTAGGATGGCGTGGGAGAGTAGGCTCCTCTCCCCTTTTGAATACTTTACCATTATCAGCTCTGCAATACTGGCAAGTTCTACTATCTCCGCCATTAGCACAGCGGTATCTAAGCTCCTCCACCCCAGTATCCTTATATACATCATCGTGAGCACAATAGGTAACTCTCTTTGTTTCTGTTCTTGCTACCCTCTCAGCGTTATATCTGGCTGTATCTATACCCTTATTGATCCTATCCGTGATCTGAGGTATTCCCTCTCCCAGTATCATACTCTGGGTAAGTCCTACACGGAGATTTCTGCCCAGCCTCTCCTTATCCTGCCAGAGCCTATCTGAGAACATAGCACCGCTCCACGGATAATCTAAGGTTTTCTGTATCAGAGATGGATTAAGCCTGTTAAAATTAGCCTTTACCGTTATGCTCTGCCCCAGATCGTATACCTGCCTTAAAAACTGATCCGTATAGATGTTACTAAGCCCCTGCCTAAATGTAATCTGTTCTTTCTGTCCTAAGGCTTTTATCTGCTCTCCGATCTGCTCAAATAATCCTCTACTCCGTGTGAGTGCTGATTGATTAGCATAGCTCCACTCTCCCCCAGCCTTTTGTACCTTTGATATGGTTTCTGTAACGCTGGCAAGGATCTCTTTCTGGCAACTAGCATAAATAGAGGCTAAGACTTTCTCCATCTTAGCCTCATCCTCAAACGCTTTGAGATTATTTTTAAGTACTGCCTCCTCACGCTCCTTAATGAGCTTAGCTCTCCTCACACTGTCCTCATGGAGGATCTTTTTCTGCTCTGGAGTAAGCTCTGAGTAGGGAATACCGTACATCTTTGCTACTTCTTTGTTTACATAGCCTACATTAGCCACTCTATACACCTCCTTACAGCCTCATATAGCCCTTTTACTGTTCTGGTTGAGGAATTGTAGCCCCTTGTGCATTTAGAGCCTCCTGTGGGCTATTCTGTGCGTTAAGGTTAGGGAATAAGTTATTACTATCGGCTGTAATATTCTGCATAGAGTAAGGATCTGTACTCTGTCTATCCCTCTCCTTATCTGCATCCAGTTTTTCCAGCACTTCCTTAGGGTTATCAATGAATGGGAGTAAGCTAAGGAGTGTTTCTTTATCCACTTTTCCATCCAGCTTAGATACTGTATCCACAATCTCTGTAAGATTGTTAGGTACATTTCTACTAAACTCCACTTTGAGGTTAAGTACATCTACCTCACGCCCTGTATTTACATGGATAGGCACACTAAGCACTCTTACCAGCTCCTTTATAGCCTTTTCCATCTTTCTCTCTTTGATAATACACTTAGTTTCCAGCCCAAAGAGCTTAAATCTGATAGCTACACCGCTAAGATTTCCTGCAAAGTTCTCATCTGAGAGATCTGGTACAGCGGAAAACTTGTGGATATTCTTCTCCAGCCTGTTAAGATGGTTCTCTAATGCCTCCGTCTGGATCTCCTTTGTAACAAATTTCATATCTCCATTTTCCATTACCTCAATAATGCCCTCATCTTTGAGTTTCTGGATGCTATCATTACCTGCTACCATGTTTTTAAGCATTAAATAGGCGTTTCTAAATGCCTCAAACTCATTAGACACATCGGAGAGCACCTTATCATAGTCATTTACCAGAGTTTCTATCTTTTCAAGATCGCTCATCTGCTCCTCATTGTTATAAACAGTGATAATAGGGATCCTACCGTAGATATGAGACTTTTCCTCTACAAACTCATAGCTTGCAAACTGTCTAGCCTTGCCCTTACCTGTAGCCCCACAGGAGCCATCATCTACACACTTAAAGATTTCCACCTTAGTAGGGCTATACACCTCTGCATAGTGGGTAGTTTTCTTAGTATCCTCTGTATCAATATCATACAGGCGGATCTTATAGGCTGGCTCCTTTGTGGAGCTGTTCTTATACACCACAATAAGATCCTCTGGGGATACTCTCATCATCTTAGTATGGCTCTCCTCATCTTGATATACTAAGATATGGGATAAGCCCTTAATCATAGCCTCCTTACCCCACTCTATAAAAAGATCGTCTTTATCGTTATCACTACAGATCTTATCTAACTCATCCTGTACCGCTGTATCCTCCAGCTCTGTAAGGTCTACTCCTACATCCGCTGGATCTGCCTCTACAGGTGCCTTATCCTTTTTAGGCTCTGTATAGTTAAGTACAATAGGATTACCCAGAAAATAACCTACTGTGTTATCAATCGTCTGTCCGAAAAAGTCATTTACCAGTTTGTTATTAGGCTTGTTTTTATCTTTTCTCGGTCTGTTCTGGATCTTATGCTTACCCTCGTACAACTTTTGAAACTTTACATATCTGGGAGCAATCTTATTTACATGAGTATCTACCAGATCATTAAGAAACTTTGTACTAAATCTGCCTCCCTCAACTTCCACATTAAACTCTTTATCTATCGGTCTGCTAAGCTCTGCCATATTGCTTATATCCTCCTTTTCTGCATAAAAATAAGCCCTCACTTATTAGGGCTTTTACACTAAATTCTAAAATCTTCTCTTTTAAGTACTCTGATCTCATTTCCACCATCTGCCATAGTCATAGCAAAATCTAAGGCATCAAATAAATCATCGTGATCCACCTCTGGGAATAACAGTAAGCACTCCTCCAGATCATCCATACCCTCTCTAAAATATACCTTGTGGTTTTCAAAGTTAGCCGATCTCCTCATAGCTCTTGTTACTTTGTCTTTAGAAGTATTGATATTGATAATAGGGAGTAGGGATAATCTCCTAAGCTCCTGTGCTAAGGATTTCTGATAGGCTACCGTTTCCACGCCTATTCTCTCCACCATCGGAAACTTATTTCTACCGTAGTCAATAATGGTATTAAGCTGGGTATTAAAGGTTAATCTCTCTTTCACATAATCCAGTACATATACATTGTGATCCGCATCCACCCCTATTACCATGAGTACAAAATAATCTCCTTTATCCTGCTCTTTCTCAGATATTGCTAAGTCACAACCAAAACAAAGCCTTACCTTGATCCACTGATCTATACCATCCTCTGTTTTAATACGCACTTTAGCGGTCTGAAAATCGTAATCAATCTTATACTCCTCGTAGTATCTGAAATACTGAGCCTTGAAAATTTTACCCTTTGCCAGCTCTGTATCATTTTGATACTGCATATTAAAAATGATCTTACCAGACTGCTTAAGAATAGCCTCCAGCCTCTCTAAGCTAAATTTCTCCTCCCAGAGAGATACTTTCTTACCGTTTACCACTCTTATAGCTCTCTGGGTATTTACCACATAATCCTTACTCTTTATCAGATCCTCATACAGATCCAATGGGTTATATCGTGTACCCAGTATATGGATCTCTCCATCTGGCTCTAGTGTAGGGAAAAGAGAGCTATAAAACCACTCCTTAAGGTTACTCCTCTGCTTTTCTGTTCTGGCATTTTCCAGCCCTACTAAGTCATCGCCTATAATTACATCAAAGTGCTTAGAAATAACCGCTCCAGAGGCTCCTAGTGCTGTTAGAGTAGCCTCTTTCTTAATAATGCTCCTCTTATTTACAGTAAACTCTCTATCATTCCATACATTATCCTTACTGGTTTTCCAATCTCCGAAAATTCTAATAAGATCCTCATTCTGCTCAAAGTGAGTACGCACTTCCTTAAGAAACGCCTCCGCCTGTGTTTGTGTTTTGGATCCTATCATAATACGGATATTAGGATCTCTGAGGATCCTTGTAATACAATAATCCACATCGCCTACAGTACTTTTACCGAAACCTCTAGGGGCTAGATCCAGCGTGCTCTTACTATTCGATATGTTAGAGATAATGCTCTTATGGAGCTCCATTACATTTCTCTTAGTAATGTATTTGCATACCAGATAATACGCTATTTCAAAATCTGCCTCCTGTATGAGGTATCTTATCATAGCATCTCTTTCTCTCTGATCCTGTACCTCCCCTAGCTTATCCTCTACTAGGGATACTACTTTATAATCTAACACATCCGCCTAACCTCCTTTCTACGCATAATAAAAGGGAGCCTGTTAGCTCCCTACATCGTTACCAGCTTGATAATAAGTACTATAGCTATGATCCATAGCGTAACCACATTAAACGCCTGTACATTCTTATAACGGTTACTCTCTGGCATTGAATTAAACCAGAGGGTATCTACTACCGATAATCCCACTACCGTTATGGTACAGAGGATAAATACCAGCTTTAATAATCCTGCTACCATGTTCTACTCCTCCTCTCACGCTCTTTATACTCTGCCTCCTCTCTGAGGTCTTTATAAGGTCTACCACAGTATCTACACCTCCAGCCCCAGCCCTTTTTATATGCTGGCTTATGCTTAAGGATATAGAGTGTATGTTTGCATCTTCCTAAATCACTCATCACAGTACGCCTCCTTATATGCTTTCTGGATCTTAGGGATCTGTATAGCCATCCAATCTATCATCTCTTCATTTTTAGCCCAGCACTTACTACCGTAAGCATTTTGCCATAAACCACTCTCATAGAGAAAAGCGTGTACTATCTCATGGCGGAGTACCTTTTTCTGATATGCTATCAGATCCTTTACACTCTCCGCACTCTGCTTATAGTTAAAAATGAGGATCTCCTTTAAACTAGGATCACACCATCCATCCGCCTCTCTATCATATCTGTAATCATCCTCATCTATAATACGGATACTGTATCTGGTTCCTAAGATCTGTACCTCGCTATTAAAAGCTCTGTGAGGCTGTGTACTGCCTGTACTCTCAATATCACCTAAAGATACGGTTATTTCCAGCCCTGTATCACATAGCTTTACTGTAGCTGTACCCTTTTCAGTGCTATACCCTGTTACCTCTCCTACCATCTGCTTATATGCCTTAAGATATACAATCTCTCCAGTAATATCTCTGGTTATATCTCCGCTTACTATCTGCATTACTCTTTATCCTCCTTTTGTCTGTTCTCCAGCTCTAAGCTACTGTTATGGCTTGCCACACAAAGGCTCATCATAACAATTCCCACTACTGCTCCTGCCATAAAGCATCCGATCCCTACTAAGATAATCATATAATCCCTCCTAACTGAAAAGGAGAGCCTTTTACAGCTCTCCCTCCCTAACCTCTGCCTTTATTTAACTGTTTCCCACTCCATAGGCTCCAGATCATCAAATACCACAGGTACTCTCTCTCTAAGCTCCTTTAAGAGCGGTACTGCTACCTCTAACATCTGCGGATGAGGCTTTCCTGTAGATCCGCAAGCTCTGAGGCTTAAGAAGTGCCTCCACTCTCTAAGGTTAGCTGTCATTACTACCTCTGTTTTGAGGCTGTTAGGTAATACAGATCTTGCCTCCTGTGGAGTTCTTCCCTCACTAATCAGATAGTTATATGTTTTCTCTGCTCTCATACAGCTCTCTAACCAATTATCCATCTCTGGAGTATCCTCCTCAAAGAATACAGGGCGGATAAAAGCTACATCTCCGCTTTTATTGTAATTACAATACCTTGTACTCTCCTGTGCATAGCTGGCTACTCTGTGGCGTACAATCTCATGTGATACACCTCTATCACAGATAAACTTTACGCTAAAAGAGTAATGCTCCAGCATCGCCATGTGATTACTCTTAATAAGAGCTCTTACCATCTTCTCAGCGGATCCCTCTGTGATCTTGTCCTCACTCTTATAACATACTCTGGCTACTCTCTCGATCTTCTTTAAGATTTCCTCTCCATTGAGGGGATCTAAGATCTCATATCCTGCATCTACGATTTTCATATACACCCTCCTTACAGCACCATAGCTAAACGATCCTTAAGCTCTCGCTCAATGTACTCTCTTACCTCAATCGGATTAACATTGTTACCTGTAATATGCACCTCTGTGTATCCGTTTCCCTCTTTGATCTCCTCCAGCTCTACTCCTGCCATGCCAGAGATAATATCTTTAAGGGTTTTATCTACAATCTCAGAGATCTCCTCATCGGTCTTACCGTTTCTCTTGCCTATAAGCTCGATATGCCCCACAGATCCCATAAACAAGCCATTTAACATAGCATCCAGAAAATCCTCATGTTTAGGCTTGTCTTTCATAGCACATTTACAATTAGGATGTACTGGAGGCTCTTTTCTCTCCGCTCTGGCTCCCTCGATAGCATCAATCTCAAACTGGATAAACTCCTGTGCTTTCTTAAGATCCTGTACAATATCATCCTTATGCCCTGCTCTGGAGATGTACTTTACAGCACTCCCTAAGTTGAAATTTAAGCCCCACGCTCTGATTACATCCTTAGGCTGTGGGTTCAATCTGTTATAGTGTTCTGGGTTAATAGCATTACTCATATTATGCTTGCCTCCTTATGTTTGATAAGTAACATAATCACATAAACCTTAAAAAGTTAGATTTACTTACCTTTTTTCTTTTTCTTTGTGCAATTCTTACAAATGGCTCTGTATTTTCCCTAGAGAAAAACCTTATACCCATTGTGCAACCTGCACTACTTCTTAGCACTTTTCATAAGCTGAGCGATCTCATCTAAGCGATCCTTAGCATCCTGTGAGAGCTCCTGTGTACCGCCACTCTCTACACGCTCTGTAGCCTCTCCCATAAGGAGCATATCCAGCTTAACAAGCCTCTCAAAATCGTTGATATTCTTAACTTTTACCTTGCCCTGTGCAATATCCTTACTAAAATCAGCCATAAGGTTATTGATAAGGATACGATACTTAGTCCGTACATCCGTTAGCTCCGCTGTGATCTTAGCCTCGTTACTGTTCTGAGCGTTCTCTATATTTCTCTGGGTTACTCTGGCTACCCAGTTAAAAGCCCTGCTCCAGCCTGCTACGGTTCTCTCCGTTCTTCCTATGGTTTCTGCTACCGCTCTAAGAGATCTCTTATCTCCTAAGCCATAATACAGCTCAAAGGCTTTCCTCTGGAGCTCATTCTCTTTACTCAGTGTATTAGCCACCCTCGATCCGCCTCCTTTCCTTGCTCTTTGTGAATAGGAGGGAATTTCTACAGTTTTACTTACATTCCTGTATTTGTCCGTTAATTCCCTCTATTTTCTTTCTATCTATCTTCCTTACTATGTTTTCTTTTATAGTACTGAAATTAGTTTTTTTTTCTTTGTATTACTACATTAACTACTCTTATATGTTTATTTAGTATTATTGCTTTATTTAAGCCTCTTTTCCGCCCTCCTCCGCCTTTTCCTCATTTCATAGGAATTTCAGTAAGGAGAATGAAATTAAATAGAGCTACCTCTTACAGTAGCTCTTTCTCTCTTATATGAGTTGTTAATACTTTTATGATAGTTTCTTTCTCCGCCAGCTCCGCCTTTACGCCTCTTACCTCTCTGTATACTTCCTCTCGGATACTGTTACAAGTATTTCCATGATCTGTAAGCATCTTGTTATATTTCTGTGTCATTCTATCTATAACATTCTGATCTACTCCCAGATCTGCCAGATTTCTTATCTCCTCTGCTAAGGTCATTTCTCTTACACCGCTCATAACCACTTTTACGCCTCTCTTTCTCAGCATCTTCTCCAGCACATCCATGTAAGATGTTTTTACTATAAGCCTCTCTTTAGTAGCCATGTAATAAATCCCTCATCTGGAGTACTCTCTACATACTCATTGTATCTATTGCTAAGCATTACCAGCTCATCCTCTGTAATCCTTACACTGTTAGATCCGAAACGGAGCATAGGTAAAGTAGTTTTCTCCTCTTTCTTCTTTTTCTCCTTAGGTACTTCTTTCTCTGTAAAGATCTCTTTAAGATCTATCTCTGTAAAGCCCATTACCTCTAAGGAATAATCTACCGCCTGTAACTCAAATAACTCTTTTTTGAGTAACTCATCATCCCAATTACTTAACTCTGCCAGCTTGTTATCTGCAATACGGTAAGCCTTTACCTGCTCTGGAGTGAGATCATCTCTTACTATGTATGGTACTCTATCCAGCCCTGCTAAGATACTAGCCTCTCTCCTCGTATGCCCTGCGATGATAACCATATCTGCATCTACGATAATCGGATTAGTAAATCCGTACTCCTTAATACTCTCCATAACCTTTTTTACTGCATAATCGTTAATTCTAGGGTTATTCTCATAAGGGATAAGATCCAGCGGATCTGTGTACTTTACTTGTAAATCTTTCATAGCCTCATGTACCTCTCTTTCTATTTATTTCCTAAGCTATGTAATTTTGTTTCATTAGTTAGGGTACATATCTGTAATTTTTATGCACCCTTTTACAGATCAAACTCTCCACGCTCTGTATAAGAGCCTCCTACCTGCTTAAATTGCACCCTCTGGTAGCTATTTAGGTTACTAAGAGGGATCTCTGTTTCTCGCCTCCGCTTTTCCTGCTCTGGAGTTTCATAGGGATTACTCATTTTCTTTCTCTTATCCCTATCTGAGGATGTATAGTAAGGATCATGCTCTCTTAGCCATTTATCCGCCTCATCTTCCTCACGCCTAAACTTACTCAAATCCCTCCACCGCCTCTCTGCATCTTTTACACACCATAGAGCCCTCTGGTATAATGGCTCCGCACATTACACACCTGCTATCTGTGGAGATCTCTTTACTCCTTACTGCCTTATACTCATAAATCCTTATGGTATCATGTACTACTCCGCACTCATCTATAAAACATTGAGGAGTTTCTCCTCTCGGTTTTCTCAATTCTATGTAAGATCCGTTTTCATCGGTTCCACACTTTATTAAACTCATCTAATCCTCCTCCAGATAAGCTCTAAGCTCTCTCTGTATTCTCTTTATACCGCTGTTTATATTCTTACTAATAACACTCTGATCCACGCCCATTACAAACGCTAACTCATCCTGTGTATATCCCAGTACCAGCACATACGCTATACTCATATACTGATAATGGCTTAACTTTCCTTTTCTGTATGCCTTATTAAACTCTGCTCTATCGCTTTTATGGTATTTATCCAGATCAATAGCTGTTACTGTCTTAAGATCTGTGAGGATACAAGTAGCTACTGTATCTCCCTTTTCACTTAAGCCCTCTAAGCCTCCCCAGTTTCTCAAAAATCTCTTTATATTCTTAGGATCCTTATAGCTCAGCCTTAGTAATTGATCGTTTACTACATTTCTTACAATCGCTCCCAACGCTACCGCCTCCTCTCATTGCTTTTTCTATGTATCTTAGGTGTACCTCCGCTGTAATACCGCTGTATAACCCAGTGCCTTTTACTGTAGCTACACTCTTTCTAAGAGCTGTAATCTCTCCATAGGTATAATCATTATCCAGAGGACACATCCACTTAATGGCATCGCCTACCTTAAACATCGTGTACCTCCCTTTTAACAAGAAAAAAGGAGTATAGTTTTTCCTATACTCCTGCTTGATCCTGTATTATTCCTGTGTTAGTTCCTGTCTTAATTCCTGTGCTCTTGCTATTACCTCTCTGCTATATGCTGAGCTATAAATATCTTTAGCCCACAGCTTTTTAGCTCCGCTCTCGCCCATGTTATATACCATGAGTACACAATTTTCTCCGCTGGAGGCTAAATACTTATCCTGTATCTCTCTTAAACAGTTAAGCCCTACTCTGATATTTTGATATGGATTAAAGAGATCTGTTACTCCCTCCGCCCCCATCCGCTCTGTATGCCATTTCTCATATATCTGCATATAGCCCTTACTGTTTCCGTTATCTCCTACCTTATCCCAGTGATAACCGCTCTCCCTCTCTATGAGGGCTAGTACCGTATAATAATCTACTCCATACTCTTTACACTCACACCAGAGGTAAACCTGTACTATTTCTGGAAAACATCCTCCAGCATCCTTATACTCCTGTGGGATCTCATAATATCTAAATCCCTCCTCATATACCTCAGCTCCCCAGTCTGCACTCATCGTATTATACGGATATGTATAGTTAAAATCGTGCTCCAGCTTTGCCTCCTGCTCTGTTTCCGTTACTGGCTCTATATTCTCAGCTTGCGGAGTTTCTGTAATATAAATCTCCTCAGTAGGAGGCTCCTTATCTGCTCCTTTAAGATTTACACTCATTACCACAGTAATTACTCCAGCTATTATTACTCCTGCCAGTATAAGAGGCTTTATATTTACTCTGGCTCTCCTCTTTCTTCTAACTCTCCTTTTGCTCATCCTGCACCTCCTGTAAGATCCTATTTAATCCTGCTATTACTTTCTGCATATTATCTACTTGCCCTACTAATCTGCTTAGGGTAGTGGATATATCATCTGGATCTCTGGAGTACCAGTAACCATAAGTAGAGCTACATATAGCCTCTCCTTTCTGCCTCAGATCGCTTACAATGTTTCTTAGCTGTTTCTGATGCACATTAAACAGTACACACAGCTCTCTAGCTTTTATCGCTTTTCCCTCTGTAGTATGAAACTCCTTAAGGTACTCAGTAATATCCTTGCCTACCTCCGCCACAGCTTTTACCTCCCTTTTAAGTTGATATATAACCTAATCACTTTTGAGGAGGATTTTTAGAGAAAATATAAAAAAGTGGTACATCTTTTCTTACAAAATGTACCACTCTCTATATTAGCCCTCTACGATCTCTCCATCTTCTGTTACTTCTACAATTTCTCCCTCGATACAGCGGTAGTATGTACCCTCTTTAATATTCTCTCCATCTACTACTACCATCTTAGCTCCTGTGAGCTCCCAGCTCTCCTTATCATAAGGATCCATATAATCTCCATCGCTATATCTGGCTCCTACATATTTCCAATCAGAGAGGATAAGATGAGATCCCTTACAGCCCTTAGCTCTTGCCTCATGCCCCCATGCAACCGCTACACCAGTAGGATCACTAACAGATGAGGCTCCTTTATACCCTGTAGCAGATGAGGCTCCACAATTCCCTGTAGCAGATGAGGCTCCACAATTCCCTGTAGCAGATGAGGCTCCATAATCCCCTGTAGCAGATGAGGCTCCTTTATACCCTGTAGCAGATGAGGCTCCATAATCCCCTGTAGCAGATGAGGCTCCATAATTCCCTGTAGCAGATGCAAAACCATGTCGCTCGTCTGATCCTGCCTCTTTGTTTACCTTACTCATAGTAAAATCAATAGCCATCTTTACAAGTCCTGCAATAGATAATCTAGCTCCGATCTTAATATCAGTAGCACATACCTTAGTATTATCTCCGCTCTTATCCATCTCTCCAGATAACTCTACCTCATGGAATACGCTATGTGCTGGATCATAATATCCGAAACAATCTAACGGATACTCGCAAGCGTGAAAACCTGTATCACAGCACTCCGCTCTTTCTGTGTGAAATTCCTTACCCTCCTCATACTGATAACCTCTACAGGTAAGATCCTTGTTAAATCCTTTAAATGCTCTCATAGATTTTTCTCCTTTTCTATGTGTGTTATTTTTATTGATAAATAACTTAATCCTCAATATGAGGAAAATTTAGATAGTTTTTGAAAAATATTTTATTTACTGCTTTCCATTCTTTCTCTGGTACGGTTTACCTTAAAGGTCTTAACCGCTAAGAGCTCATCCTCTGGGATCTGGAGGAGATACTTTACCTGCTCCAGCATTAACTCTACATCTGCGATCTCCTCTACTAAGTTATCTCTGGCAATAGCCTTTTTATTCTCCGCTACAGGCTGTCCTAGTCCTGTTTCTACTCTACGGTACTTATTTACCGCCTGTATGAGCTCTGCACACTCCTCTACTAACTGGTTACTCTGTGCCTCATACCCATAGTACTTAGCTGTTTCTAAGTTCATCTCTCTAATTTTACACATAATATTTTCCTCGCTTTTTATAATAATCTCCAGTTCTCTAATACCTTTTCCATACTGCTATACGGACACCACGCCTTAGAGTTTTTATCATATACACATAAACACGGTACAGGATCCGCTCTACTGGTTTTACACCTCTTTACCATCTTACAGGCTGTTTCTATCGTGTATATCTGCCCTGTAATAAAGCCCATAGATGTTTTACCGATAAACTCAGCTCTCACTATTCTAAGTGCCTCCTTATCAATGCTCTTATACCGTTTCCTGTTAAGTTATCCAGATCCACTAAGCGATCATCCAGCCCTCCTAAGGCATCTATAACCGCTCTGAGTGCCTCCCTGCTCTTATACAGATCCTCCATTAAAGTATCCTCAATGAGGTAATACTCCTTAGGATCTCCAAAAGATACCGCTATGGCATAATCCTCTTTTCTCATGGCTAAACTCTGCTCCTTAGCCTTATCTATCCAGTTTTTTTTTACTGTGATACTCTGGCTAGGGTTCATCTTTGTTTTTGCCTCTATAAAGAGATCTCCTGCTATTACATCCCCTTTTAGGAATGGAGTAGATCCAGATCCTACTACCTGCCTACCTCCTATAGCCTTAGCTATACGCTTTTCCTGTATTGAGCTCTTAGCTCTTGTACTATCTTTCAATTTCAATCTCCGCCTCCAGATCTAAATAATCTCCTCTTATATTCTTCCACACCTTTTCTCTAGCCTTATTTGCAAAGAGTATAGGAGTGGTGTTATACACAATTCTACAAACCTCCATACAAACAATAGCATCCTGCATACTCCATCTACCATCACAGGCTCTAGCATTAGCCCAGCCTGTAAACTCCTTAAATGTACAATCCTTAATTTTCTTTTTCATTTACTTACTACTGCCTCCTCTTATAAAGAAATTGATAATAAACATCACAAAGAAAATAACCTTAAAGGAAACTCCAATCCCTAATAATCCAGCCACAAAAGCTATTAAAAAACTCTCTACCAGAGTTACTCCTGCTGTTACTAAAATCACAAGTAATACATATCCAAACATTACTCAGCCTCCTTAGTTCTCAAAAACTCATTTACTAAATAAAAATCTTTATCCATAATAGATAAATGCTCCTTAGCTCCGCCTTTTCTATACACAATTACAGGGCTCTCCTTAGGCTTTCTATCTTTCTTAGGTTTCTGGGCTCTAAGTACCTCATAGGCTCCTACTGTAGGGATAATCAAATAGCCCTTACTTTCCAGAAACTCCTCAAACGCCTTTAGCTGGCTCATGTGTAGCATATTTCTAATAGCCATATTATTTACCCTCACTTTCTTCTGGTACTGCCTCCAGTATTCCAGCCTGTGTAAGCTCATAGATAGTATCCGTTACAATGTCTAACTCAGATCCGCCTACATGATAGCTACCCTCTACCGCTACATCCACATATAAATCCCTGTGCTCTGTTCTCACGGAGATCTGTACACATGGAATATCATACTCATCTGAGATATAAGCGATCTTAGTATTATCCTCATCGGCATCCATTAAAAATTTATGGTACCATTCATGCTGATAAGCATATCCGATACCTGCTAAACATCGTTCTCCAGCATCGCTCCACTCTTTACCTGTCTTAAATCCGTACTCTCTAAGTACTTCTAAATCAATGCCCTCTTTTACTCTTAAACTCATATTACTCAGCCTCTCTTTCTTCTAATCTCACTCCGCCATACTCCCAGAGATCCTTTTTCATCTCATCCATATCTAGCTCTCCATTTTGCCAGCGTTCATAGTACTGTAATACCAGCTCTGTAAACTCTGGTATCTTCTTTGCATAGGTCTTTTTCCAGTAGTGATCCATGAGTACCTCCATAGGAAGTACTAAGAGTAATGTCATAGCTGTATTTATAGCATCCTCCATAGCCTCCTGTTTGATCCTCTTAAGATCCTCCTCTGTTACCTGCCTTACTGCATTATGGAGCTGTGATCTGGTTAAATTATAGGTTTTTACCTGCTTACCTTTTTGCTTTTCAAGCCTACGCCTCTCAGCTCTACCCACACTTAACACTCCTCTCTCATATAAATCTTACTGGCTCTCCTACCCTTTTTACCATTAAGAACCCACTTACTGAGTTATCCTCTATCTGAGGTAGTGTATTTACATAAAGCTCTATACCTAACTCCTCTCGGAGTTCTCTGTTTATACTCTCTAAAGGAGCATTTACAAGATAATTCAACTCACTCATAGTAGTAGCTGTAAAAGGCTTTCCTATAAAATCTCCCATTACACCTACTCCCTCATCTCTTACCCTGCTCCACGCCTCCTTAAGCAAAATCATTAACCTACTTACATCCATGATATACCGCCTCTACTTTCCACCGCTTAAGAAACTCCTCCAGAGAGTTATACTCAAACTTATAAGCTCTTACCGATACCACCAGTTTATTTCCTGTGCATCTGGTTTTAATCGGATACACCTTACCGCTCTGGAGCTCACACTCTACCCCTATGTATCTAGCTTTTATCATCCTGCTCCTCCTGTACCTGCATAGCCTGTAATCTGTTTAATAGTCTATTGGTATCCTTAATGGCTAACTCCAGATCTATAGGATCCATCTTTCCATTAAGCCTCTGCTCCAGATCTGTTACCCAGCTATCGTTATCCCACCATCTCCACGGTAAAATACCAGCCTTATCTAAGACTTTCTCAACGCTTTTCCACGCCTGTAGCTCTTTCTCTACACTCTGGAGGCTTTTTAACTTATTTTCTGCCTCCTCTAAATCCTTTGCTAACTTTGTGCCTAACCTCTGCCCTATAGCACTCTTTACTACCTTATCCTCCAGATAATCCTTACAGTACTCCGCCCTGTCATTGTAAAAGGGGATCCTATCCTCCTCCAGCCGACTAAAGATAATGTACTTATACACACCTACAGGCTCCTCTATCTGCCTGTACAATGCCTTTTTAACGGTTCTCAAACCTTTAGTATCTGGATTAAAATAGATAAGCCCTACATGATCTGGGAGCTCCTCTTTCTTTACCAGCCCCTTAGGTACTACAAAATAAAACTCATTACAGTACTGTAGGTATAAATGCCATTTATTATCCTGTAGAAAATCATTTCTACTCACTTTGATCTCATAGCCGATAATATTAGGCTTTGTATAGCTCTTTGTGATAGCCAGCCCATCAAACTTAAGTAGCCCCTGCGGATCTGGAAAATAAGTACTACAGGTTTTACACTCTGTTATAAAATAACTGGGCTTTCCATTATGAAACTCTTTAAGAGCCAGCTTTATATCTGTACTGGTTACTTTCTGTGCCACTCTGTTTACCTCCTTTGTTGTGATACTTAACTTAATCACAATCGGTAAGTATTTTTAGACAAAAAAAAAGAGGATCCTAAGATCCTCTCTCTGGTATTAAAACTCCAGCACATTCTCCTCTATGAAAATATCCTTATGCACATCTGCCTTAAATGCTAAGAGTGCTCTGGAGGCTCTCAACATTACCTCCTCATCTCCCATCATTTTAGCCCCTGTGTAGGTATTCTCCAGAAAGTCTATTACCTCCTGTTTCTGCTTTTCATTATCCATAGATACCTCCTATAAATCCTCCCAGCCATCATATCCCAGCTCTTTTAATTCCATCTTACTCTCCCAGATAGCATCCATTAGATTATCCGCCTCTATATCCTCTGGATCTGTGCTACACTCTAAGGCTACCTGTAACATTTTTATATAATCTATCAGCTCTTTTATACGCTCATCCATTAAGCCCTCCTATTTGAGTAAATCTTTTACTCCTACTGTGGTTTTCTTATACACAGCATTTTTTACAGCTCTCTTAGGGTTCTTTGCCAGCCCTACACCCTTTTTACCATACAGAGGATTAACTGCTTTCTTTACCGCTCTCTTAGCCTTACCTGTAGTACTTGCTTTAATAGCCTTTTTAAGGCTAGGTTTTCTTACTCCGATTTTCATATTACTTTACCTCCTCTGCCTTATATTCCTCTGGTACCTTTTCTGTACACAAATGAGAGAAACTCTTTAACCACTTCTTAGTAGCCTCAACGCTCCTTACAGATCTAAACTCAGTTTCCTCTCCCTCCTCATACAGATCTACCTCATGTAACACGCTCCACCATACATCATCAAAGCTCTTTTGAGCACTGTAATCATCATTTCTAAAACTATCTACCGCTAAACTTTCCAGCCTCTCTAAGGCTATCTGGATCCTCTCATCCTCGATAGAAAAGTTATATCTTTTCTGCATCTTCTTAATCTGTTCCTGTTTCATCTGCGTTTCCTCCTGCATATTTGCTAAATACTGTTTATGTATCTTATCCTGCATTTCCTTTAATTTCTTTTCTTCTAGCTCTGTTTCTTTTTCCCACTCATCCCAGAATGATCCTAAGCTCTCTTTCATAATAACCGCCTACCTTTTTATATAGTGGTTATATTATAACTCATTTATGAGGCTAACTCAATAACCATCCTAGCCCACGCTCTGGCATCATCCTCCCCATACATCCGATACATACAATCCTTATAAGGGATCCTATAATCCGCCTTAGGATCATTCTCTACCAGTAAATACTTATACTGTGGCTCCCTTGCCTTGTTTTGTAAGTGGTGCCTAAATTGATGGAGAAAACCCTCTAAGGAGGGCTCCCCTAAGAAAATCTCCTTTGTAGAGTGTACATAATTATCATCCCTTACCCACGCTGTAATAACAGGGATCTCTACACTATATACCTCCGCCAGCTCTGTATCTAGCTCTCTGATTATCTCTAATCTCTGGAGAGGAGTAGCGGATTTATAGCCCTTTGCCAGAGCCATACTAACAGGCTCCAGAGCTTTACACTCCTTAAATAATACCTTATAACTCTCTACTCTTTCTATTAGATCCATACGCTCCTCCTATTCTACCCACTCTAAACCTCCTGTATATCTGCCTCTGTGAGTTACTAACTTATCTGGATACACTTTCTTAAGATAAGCTATATCCGTTCTCAGTGTTCTCCTAGATACTCCTAAAGCCTCCTGTAGCTCCGCTGTAGTTGTACACTTAGCCTCCTTAAGGATATTTATTATCTGGAGCTGTCTAGCGTTTACTCCATGTATACTCATCTCTTAGCCCTCCTTATGGAGGAGTAATTAACTCCTCCCCTGTTTTTATAGTTTTACTGCATCCACTTTACATCTCTGTAATATAGTCTGCTTAGTGCCTTTATAATCGCTGTGCTCCTTTACGGTTCCTCTCAATCTTACCTTTGATCCCTCCGCTATGTTAAAAAATGCTGAGGTGCTTTTCCAGATAAAACAATTACCAGCATCATCTCTAAATACATTGATACCTACCGTATCTGTACCCCATCCTGCATAACTAGGAATATCATAAGTAGATCTTTTCTTAAATATTACTACCAGATCCAGCCTATCTCCTACCTGCCCCACATACTGGCTAGGATCCTCCTCTGTGGGTATCTTACTATTAAGTACTGCTTGTACCTCTGTAAGGTCTTTCCAGCTCATTGTACCGTATTCTGAATAGATATTAAGGCACTCCTCATAGCTAAGCTCTATTGTAGAGTATTTATCCTGTTTCTCTAAGAAATACCAGTTAATCCCTCCTCTATACTTTGCTCCTGCCTCTTTAAGCTCCTCACGGATCTCATAGGTATTACCTAACACTACATAGATCTTACCCTCTGGATTAAATCCGTATTTCTCAGCTATTGCTAAGCGATTATTATTAAACTCCTCTACCTGTTTAGCCCTCTTAACCTCTGCCCTCTTTCTGGCTCTCTCATCCAGCTTAGCTCTGTACTCTGGAGTATACTCTTTAATGATCTGAGGCTTACTAACTCTACCAGTGCCTCCACACTCGTAACAAGTCCACCCTGTATAAATCCACTGATCCGCTCCGCCAGCTCCCCCACATCTAGGACAAGTATAATCATGGTAAATCTTTGTACCGTTTTTATCAGTTCTGATATAAACCATATTGTTATTACTCATAACATTACCTCCTGTCTGGGAGCCTTTAGGCTCCCCTGCTATATGCACAATCCATAGTACCGATCCCCTTATACATAGGGCTTTTCTTTATTACATGGCTCTTAATTCTGAGCTTATACCAGAGTGTAGGATCATCTACCGTATAAATCTTATCTACTACCCAGATAGCATTAAAATGTCTGTATGTATCTCCCTCCTGTAATCCCTCTACCATTCCCTCTGGGATCTCATCATCTACTAACTCGATCTTATCTAATAAGGTTCTCCAGTAAAATACTCTACCATCCTCTGTTACTAAAAACTCCTTATGGAGCTTACTGTTTTCCTCTGTGAGATCATAAGCTCTACACTTAACACATTTACCGTCAATGTACTCTACTGTATAATCCTCAAACTCTGCATTTTCTTCTAAGTAAGAGATAAAGCTCTCAACTGTGAGGGCATCCATGAGCTCCTCTGTAGCTCTCATAAAGTTTACTCTGTATCTGTTATCGTTATCCTCTTTATATCTCATATTGTTTACCTCTCTTTCAGTTTGTATCTAGTTCCTTACCTCACTTATAATATATACCCCCTATATAATAATGTCAAGCACTTTTTATATAACCCCTGTATAAAATAATAGAGGAGGCTTTTTACTGCCTCCTCCTGCTCTTATTTCCAGAAAAATCTATCTACAGATACTCCGTAGAATTTAGCCAGATTGTAAAGTACTGTAGCCTTAGGGATCCGTGTACCTGTTTCCCACCTGCTTATACTTACCTCCGTATATCCTGTACCTTTTACCACATCTTTTAGAGTGTATCCCTTTTTCTCTCTTACCTCTCTAAGGTTATGTGCTAAGGTTTCCTCTATTTCTCTCATGCCATCCCTGCCTCATATACCTGTTTTCTAAGATACTCTAACTCCTCCAGATCGTTATAATAAAACTCCTGCACTCCGTTAAATCCCTGCATTTTCTGCTCTTTACCATCCTTAAGAGTAGCCTTAAACCACGCTCCAGCCTGTGAGATGATCCCCAGCATAATAGCAAGATCTAAGGTATCCTTAATCTCATCAACGCCTGTACTGTAGTTAAGTGTGTAAGTCTGGAGCCTACGATCATTTTTAGTAACCTTATTTTTCTCTACTTTCACGCTTACCAGATTACCGCTAGGGTTAGCATATCCACTACTTACCTCTTTATACTTCTCATCCAGTAAGGAGCCCTTTGTAAACCATAAGATCTGTGAGCACGCATGAGCTATAGCTGTACCACAGGGGATCTTAAAAGGCTTATACGGATTTCCTATATTTTCTCTTAACTGATTGATGAGGAGAAAAGTACACTCCACTTTCTTACAAAGCGGTACCGCCTTATCACAAAAGGCTTTCATAAGAGCACTATTACCGCCATAGCTTTTCTCATCTAAGCCCTTTTCCTGTACTGCCTTAGGGATAATAAAGGGAGCACTATCTAATACTGCTAACCCTACCTTACCAGATCTTATGTAGTCTAAGAGCATATCTAAGAGCTTCTCTCCATACTCACTCTCTGGCTGGATGAGGATTACCTTACTCCAATCTACCCCCAGAGTTTCTCCCCACTCCTTATCTATCGTGTTTTCTGCATCCAGATATACACAGTACTTATCTTTGTATTTCTTTTGGAAATTAGAGATAATATCCAGAGCTGTAGTAGTTTTACCACTCTGAGGTAATCCTACCAGCTCTATGATCCTCCCTACAGGTACTCCTCCTCTGGTTAAGTAATTCATCATAGGGGAGGTGTAGGGGATAAACTCTATCCCCTTAAGATCCGATGCTTTACGGATTATATCCGTTTTGTATTTCTTATTTACCTCTGCTATGAGGTTATCTATCTCCGCCATCGCTGTTCTCCTTTTCATTCCAATTTTTAACTACTCGTATCTCATCCCAGCCCTCAGCAAAAGTAGGAGGCTCTAAAAATCTTTTCATCCTTTCCATAGCCTCCTTAGGTACTGTACGCTCCCTTTCCTCGTTACGCCTAATACAAACCTCAAAAGGAGTATCTACAAACACACAAACCTTTTTACAGTTTAATAACCTAAGAGTATCCAAAAACTCCACTCTATAACTCGCTTTTAAGTTTGTAGCATCATATACTACATCCTTACCATGATATAGATCCGCTCTAACCAAACTCTGTAAAATGGTAAACACAGCACCATTATTTTTCATATCGTTTATATCTCCACAGAGCTTATCTCTGAGATAATCGGAGGATCTAACAATTACATCTCCCAGCCTATCACTCTCAGAGCTTTTACCGCTGGCTGGCAATCCCACTAACATATAAAATACTGGCTTATTATTCTCCATCCTCAGATCCTCCTAACTCCTGCATAATACCTACCTCTGTATTAAAAAGGTTTACATCTGCATCCGTGATACCTAAGTTGTAATTTAACTCAATTACATTTCTGATAATGGCTATATCTACTCCGCCTCCCTCATTAGGGCTAAAAAGTACAATACCATCATCACACTTAAAAGCTGTTTCTCCAGAGATCTCTACACCGTTTTTCTCCAGATATGCTAAAAACTTATCTAACTTTTCCTCCACCGTCAGCACCTCCCTAACACTTCTCTTATAATTTCCTCATGTGTGAGTTTTTCTCTTTCCTCACTGTGTTCCTCCTGCTTAGGAGGCTCCTTTACTTCTGGATCTTCTTCTCGCATTTTCATAAGCTTTCTTATACGCTCTCTTTCTAACCATTATTCCGTTATGCATCTTAAGATAATTATTTGTCATGTGCATACCATACAGGATCCCATACCAGAGCAACCGATTAAAATACCTTACAGTAATACTTAATTCTCCAGATCCGCTACAGCTTGCTACTCTAAGCATCTCTTTTTCTAATTTCACTGATTTTCTATCTACCTTTGCCTCCAACTTTCCTATACACGGTAACTCCTGTACATTACCGTTAGCATCTGTAAGATAGATAGTATATTTACCCTCATGCTCCATCTATCGCCTTTTATGCCTCCTCAAAATATTTCTACACTGTACATAGAGATCATCATCTATATTTCTGAGCTCATGGAGATCTCTATGTAGCTGGCTCTTACTTATACAAAACTCTTTAGCCATTTTACGGATACTGTCTTTAGGGTTATCAATTAGCCACTGTGCCTCCTGCTTACATCTATCCTCTATGGCTTGCCTCCTAAAGTACTCATAAGCCCATCGCTCCATAGGCTTAATCCTCCATAGGATCCTCTGGATCTCTGGTATATTTATCCTTGCTAAATCTATCCAGATCTACCTCTGCTATCCTCTTTGAGAGGGATTTCTTTAATCCGCTATAGATCTTCTCAGCCATCTCTAACTTAACTTTGAGGCTGTTATAAGCTCTACGATAAATAGCCTCTACTAAGGCTTTATCCTCCGTGAGCTGTTCTACTCTGGCTTTTTTCTCCTGCACAGTACCAGATACTTTTACCATCGCCTCATTTTGAGCACTTTTCTTAGCATTAGAGGCTAGATCCACCTGCATACCCAGCTCCTCTACTCTCTGCCCTGCATAATACATAAGGGCTGGGATCTTAACACAGTAGTACTCTATCTGGCTATCTGGTATATCCTCTATAGAGTTTTCTCCGATGCTTTCCATAATCATATCCAGCTCTGAGATAGCACTATCAAGCTCCTTACTAAAATCTGCTATTAACTCATTTGAGAGAGTTATTACAGGGGAGCTCTCCTCTTTTACCTCTGCTATGATTTTCTTTAATTTATCGCTCTGTACCATCTTTACCTCCTCCTGTAGGAGCCTTATTACAATGCTCTGTACCTGCTAAGGCACAATCCTCACAGCCCTTATAATATCCACACTCCTCACAGGTACAATGTTCATAACCATACTCTGGGTACTCATCCGCCATAGCGTTAGGGCATCCACCATTTACACAGGTAACTCCTACATACTCTTTACACCTGCTCTCCTCTTTAGATTTCTTTGTTACAAAGTGCTCACAGTGTCTAATAAGTAAACACATCTCCATTGATGTACTATCACAATTACTACACGGATTTTCCATAGTACCTCCTTAACCAGCTCTCCAGATCGTAGCTGTATCTCACTCTTTTCTTTTTCTGCTCTATCTTTATTCCGTGATCCCTGCACCACTCTACAGGTATGCTCTTTCTCTCCTCTGTCTGAGTAAACTGGATCACATCCTGTACGGTTATGTAATAAGTTTCCTCCAACTCTCTAAAGTTGATTAAAAAGCCTCCGTACACTCCCTCATAATGAGTAGCTTTCTCCATTCCCTGTATCTGGTTAGGTCTGATCTTAGCTATCGGTATGCTCTTTCCTTTATGGGTTTTAAGCTCTACCAGAAATAAATAAGGGGATCTAAACAGGATATAGTCACATGGATTAGATACTCCATAAAATCCGCTTGTATCATCCTTTAGGCGGTACAGGTAATAATCTGGAGGTACACACTCCTTAAACTCCTGCTCAAAGGTTTTACCGATGTTATTACTTGCCATCCTGTACCCCCTTAAATCTGCTAGGAGTAAACTTACATTTCTTTCTTCGATCTACATACATAGATCCCTCTCTATCAATGCCACAGTAGTAAGCTCCTAGCTCTCTACCACAATGCTCACAGTTACCACATACCGCTCTCAACGCTGTAGTTTGCCCTGTAGAGGCTTTTTTCTTTTTGCCTGTAGACTTATTAACCTTTTTTCTGTTTGTATCTTTCTGGGCTGTCTGAGGCTTTTCTGGAGGGTTAGGATGTACCCACTTACCAGCATCCACTAAAGCACATTCATTTTTATATCTACAGTAAGTACACTTACTATCATCTTTCTCTGGAGGGATCCCTGTCTTACAAGCATTGTTTACAGTTCGTATCTTGTTAAGTACTGCCTGTTTCATCTCATCGGTTATTTTCCAGAGGTACGGTTTCTTTTTACAGAAATTTCTATCCTCATAAAAGAAAAGGATATAATCTATCCCCAGCCCCATACCGTAACAAGTAGCTTGCCACTTATGATCCGCCTTAGGCTCATAACGGTTACTAAACTGGTAAGTACTCTCTGTTTTAATCTCTAAGATTACATCCTTACCATTAAATCTAATAACTCCGTCTGGCTGGAAATAGATAGAGAGCTCATCATTTTTACACCTGCCCTCTGTATGATCCTCATTCCAGCCTACAAACTCTGTTTTAATGCCTTTAGCCTGTGCCTCTTTTACCATTTCCTCCAGATCTAAGCACTCTACGCCCTCCATACGCTCTACTATATGCTGTATGTCTAAGTGCCTATCTGTACCGCTCTGGCATATCTCAATAAGATTTACCTCACTCTGCTCTCCGTTCTGGGAGCCTCCATGTACTCTCTGGAAAAATAACATACGCTCACAGCCATACATAGAAGATGGGCGGATATACTCAGATGGGGCTATCTGCCTCTCCTCCAACTCCTTAGCCTTTACAGCCTCCTCATAATTTTTAAGAAACTTATCCTCAAAGGATACGCTCTCTGCATTTTTTCCTTGTGCTACTGCTATTAAGCTCTTTAATCCCATTACTTTTCCGCCTCCTCTCTGGCTTTTTCAATATTTTTATTAAATCTGGCAAGCTCAAAAGCTAAATACATCTGGGATCTGCTTTCTCTTATCCTTAGAGGTCTGGTTTCTTTATCTCTCTTTACCTCAATTACCAGATTTACGATAGTAACCACTATGTAGCCGACTAACAAAAGCCCTAAAATTACATTTCCCATTAGTGACCTCCTAACATAACTCCGATGATATAGAGCTCAAATAAAAATACAAAAATACTTACAGCTCCAATAAAATCTCCTACCAACTCACAGCCCTCTCTATGAGTTCTGTAAAATCTTCTCCATTTTCTTTTAATCTGTCTTACCATCCTTGATCCTCCTGTTTTGATTGATAAGTAACCTAATCACAAACGGTAAGTAAATTTAGATAAAAAAAAGAGGAGGCTTTTTACACCTCCTACAATTCTTATACCTCATTTCCCCAGCAATCCCAGCCATCTATACTCTGTCTTGCAAAGAGCTCTATTTTAGGTAGCCCCCCCCCCCCCCCTTAACTTTTC